CTTTACAAGTGTTGCCTACAATAATACCGGTTACAAGGTAAAGGTTACTGTTATTTACAACCCATTGGACGCAGATAATGCTTCCACTGATATTCCTAGTGATGAGGTCCATAATACTCGTGCTGCCTTAATCCCATACGACCAAGTTGTCAACGATGACAGCAACTATAACGTTACAAGTGTTGCTATTATTTCTTTCTCAAATGTTGGAACCGACCATAATGTTTTTGTCAGTTGGGTTGTTGACACTGCCGCATTGCAAACTAGACTAACCAATAATGGTCTCAACTTTTCTAAATACTTGGTTGAATTGATTAATAAAGATAACAACACTGTGGCCAAAACACTTAACGTTGGTGTGATTGGAACATTGTCTGGTATATTTACTAATGTTGTTTACAATAGTTCTGGTTACACATGCCGGGTTACTGGATTTTACACTCCTAAAGATTCTGTCGCAAGTGGTTCTGTTGTTGTTACAAGTGCTGTTATTGTAAGCACTAGAACATTAATTCCTTACGATAAGGTTGTAAGCGATCATAATGCTAATTTTGCCGTTCAAAGTGTCGCATTTGATTCTTTCAATAATGTTGATTTAAATAACGAAATTAATGTCGTATGGACGGTTCCTACAAATCTTGCAAATAACGTCGAAAATGTTGGTCTAACATTCAAACATTATTTTGTTGAATTAATTAATCAAGATAATGGTTCTATTGCTTCGGATAATGTTACATCAATTAGCACTCTTACTTATAAATTTAATAATGTTTCTTATAACGTAAATGGCTACAAATTTAGAGCTACCGCTGTTTTTAAACCTAGAGACGTTGATAGTTCTAATATTTCAATCAGTAGCACTCCTCTTCTTACAACTGCTAGAACATTGATTGTGTATGATAAGATTATTGACGCACAAAACTTTGTTATCACTTACGAAACAAATGATTCTAAACAATTGACCGTTTATTGGGATGGCGCAACAAACTTAAATGGGGTCGGCCTAGATATTAAACATTATATTGTTAAATTGTATAGCTCCGCAAATGTTGAATTGAGTTCTCAAACTTTAACTACTCTTTCTTTTACTTTTAATGGGTTGGACTTAAATAATAATCCTCATTATGCTGAAGTTAGTTCTGTTTATAAACCACGTGATGCGGTCTTCTCTACTAATGTTGAAGTAACTGGTGGTTTCAATTCTGAAATTTTAAATACGGTTAATATTTATGATGTTACTGCCGAGGTTACTCAATTTGTTACAATGGAATTAGTTCAAACGTCTTCTACCATAAATACTGTTAATCTTAACGCAATTTGGTCCCTTCCTGATTACGAAATAAACAACTTATTGTTATCTCAAATTGAAATTGAATTGCGTAAAAATGGTAGCAATGTCGTCCAACTTGTAACACTTACTGAAGCATATACTTCTAATTTGTTTACTAATATTGCCTATTCTTTTGGTGACTATTTCACCATTAAGATGCGTCTTACATTAAAAAGCACATCAGGCGACTTTTACCCTGGAGATTATCAAGAAACATCTGTGCGGGTTTACGCTCAAATTTCTACTAGTGATATTACAAGTCATAATTTGGCATTGAATTTAACTGAAACAACCGGGGATATTATTAGCAATGTTAATATGTCTTGGACTAATCAAGCACAGCACATTGGTAATTATGAATTTGACAAATACAACATTGTCGTCCATAATACTACTGATAATTTAGAAGTTTATAATGTAAACGAACCTGTTATCACAAATGTTTCGTATGATGCTCTCAATATTGTTAATGGTAAATCATATAACTTCAAGATTACCGCATTTTACAAGTCATATGTTGACCCCATTGAATCGCTTAATGTTATGGACCCGGTAGTTGTTAGTTATAGTGCAAACATTGATAATACAGTTATTGTAAATTTAGTTTTTAATAACTTGGATATTAGTCTAAATACTGATACAATTTCCTTTGATTTTAACCCTAATGGTAGAGTTGTTAATAAAATACAATATTTGGCTATCCCCAGCGACATTACAAGCGAAGGAAATTACTCTGATGCGGATGATGCTACTACTTTCAAATTGGTTCTCATTGAAAATGTCTCATTCAACCCTCACGGAACAATAAATCACTCTTACAGTTTCAATAATACGACACACGGTTGGAATGGAACTCAAGGTATTCGTTTAGCCGTTGTAAATTTATACAATGATAGCACCATTTTGGCTAGCGAAATTAAAGTATTAGAGTAAATAATGATACTCTTACCTATAAATTATAAAAAATAATCTATAATCTATAATCTATAATCTATAATCTATAATCTATAATCTATAATCTATAATCTATAACTCTTGCGTTACATATATCAATTATCAATTTTTAATTTTTATTTTTTTTAATTTAAGCATAAAATTACTATTTTATAAAATGAATAAAATTGTTAAAAGAACATTTTTGACTGTAATTAGTTCTAATGAAAGAGGAATAAAACACAGATTGGGTCAATATATTGAGACTATGTCACCAGGATTACATTTTTATATTCCATTCATACATAAAATAAATAAAATAAACATGTCTGAACGTGTAGTATCAATACCGTTTCAAACACTTATATCAAAAGATAATGTTTCTGTCACACTAGATAGTGCGGTTCAGTATAAAATTGTTAATCCATATAATGCTATGTTTAACATTCAATGTGTCAAAGATTCTATTGTAACAAAAACATCAACCGCTATAAGAAGTATAGTAAGTAGTAATGATATAAATGAATTGTTACACAATAATAAATATTTAATAGATAGTATAACAAAAGATGTTGAAAATAATACTAACGATTGGGGAATTGAAGTTACATACATTTATTTAAGGGACATTATATTTGATGAAACAATAAAAATAAGTATGGCAACAAAAGCAGAAGCAGATAGATTGGCTGAAGCAAAAATAATAAATGCCAAAGCTGATATTGAAACCGCAAAAATGTTTAAAGAAGCCGCAGCATTGTATGATGATGACAAGGCACTAAAATTACGCGAGTTTCAATTATTGTCTTCTTTATCAAAAAATCCGGCGTCTCAAATTTATTTTTATCCAAGTGATATAGGTAATATTTTTAATAAAATCGGGTTTGAAAAAGTAAACGATAAATAATTTACTAATTATTACATAAATAATAAACTTATTGTTTTAAATAATTTTATTATTTAAACACTGAACTTTTTGGGAAAAACTTTTCGCGATAGTGTAACACTTTCAAGTTGGCCTTCTTTTTGTAATTGCTTCTTGTTCATTTCATTTTGTAACTTATTATTTTCTCTCTCACGTTTGTCTTTTCTTTGTTTTGCATTTTGAGCAACTATTCTATCCGCTGCTTCTTTTTCTTTTTTGTTTTTTTCTTGTAAAACAAATAAATTTCGCTTATTTTGTTCTTCTTGTTGTCTTTTTATTGTTTCCATTTGTTTTATTTTGTTTTTTTCTTCAATTTGTTTTTGTAATCGTTTTTGTTGAATAATCTTTTGCTCTTGTAATTGTTTTATTCTTTCATTATTCATAACTTGTTTAGGTTCAGCAACAATTAATTCACCACTTTCTTCTTTAATTACTGGATTTTGAATCAATGGCAACTGTTTTACAGGTGTTTTTGTCTTGACTACTGGTTGATGAACTACTGGTTGATGAACTACTGGTTGAACTACTGGTTGATGAACTACTGGTTGATGAACTACTGGTTGATGAACTACTGGTTGATGAACTACTGGTTGATAAACTACTGGTTGATGAACTACTGGTTGAACTACTGGTTGAACTACTGGTTGAACTACTGGTTGAACTACTGGTTGAACTACTGGTTGAGGTTTTGGTTGAACGTGAAACCTATTATTTCGCATTTGTTGCTCTCTTTGCTTTTGTAATCTAGACTTGTTATTTAAAGCAAACATATATATTACTATTTTATTTTTTCTTCATTCTTTAAGTTTTATTTTAATTTTATTTCGCATATTTATTTTATAATTTATATTAAAGATATTGTCTTATTTATTATAACTAAATATATCATGTCCATTACAAAAGAATACCTAAAATTATCCAACGAATATCAAAATAAATTTGGCGAAAAAACTATCCTCTATATGATGGTCGGTAAATTTTACGAAGTTTACGCTATTATGGAAGATGACACAATCAAATCAAACGCAAATGTTGATATTCAAAACGCAAAACAAATATCAACATTTATTAATACTTGTGACTTCTCTCTTGGTAAAAAAATTGACTGCTCTATGGCCGGGTTCCCTGAACTCTATTTAGACAAATATGTTAAAAAAATGCAAGAAATCGGTTACACCGTAGTTGTTTACAATCAAGAAGGGTCAGGCAAAAATATTACCCGCGTTTTATCTGGCATTTTCTCTCCCGGAACATATTTTACAGAAGATGCAACAACGCTAAATAATAATACTACATGCATTTGGATAGACTTTATTGAAAATAAGGGTCTAAATCGCTTATCTAAAGGCAAATATATTGTGTGCGGTATTGCTAATCTTAATGTTTTTACAGGCGAAACTTCCATTTCACAATTCCAAGAACCTTTTATTGATAATCCTACCACTTACGATAATTTGGAACGTTTTATTTCTATTTATAACCCAAGTGAAACTATTATTGTCTCTAATTTGGAACAAAAATATATATATAATATGATTCAATATACTAATATTCAGTCTAAAAAAAATCATATTATTGATTTAAATTCTACTAATAATGAGTTTAATGTTTTGAAAGCAAAAGAATGCGAAAAATCGTCTATACAAGAAACTATTTTACGGAAAATGTTTGATTTTGACTATTTTAATAATTTTACCGAAATATTCTACGGAAATCACATTGCACTTAACTCATTTTGCTTCTTACTTGAATTCATTTTACAACATAATCCTCAACTTGTAAAAAACATTAAAACTCCTGAATTTGAAAATTATTCAAATAAACTTATTCTCGCTAATCACTCCCTTAAACAACTTCATATTCTCCCTGAAAATGACTCAAAAAGTAAATTCTCTTGCGTTGTAAATATGCTAAATAATTGCTTAACCCCTATGGGAAAACGAAAATTTAATGATACGCTTCTCACACCCATTACAAACTGCGAGTTACTTGAAAAAGAATATAATATGACCGATTATTTACTCTCTAATTTGGAACATTATAATTCAACTTTACATATACCTCTTGGCACACTAAAAGACCTACACAAATTTACTCGGCAACTTTATTTATTCAAAATTTCGCCTAAATATTGCTTCCAAATTTGCTCCAATTTGGATTCAATTAGAAAAATTTTTAAAATTATAAAAGATGATTCCACTTTTGAATCTTATATGAAATTCCATAATGTTGATTTTGATAATATTTCTTCTTTTTGCGACCAAATTATTGATTTTATTACAAACACTTTAGACCTAAATTTATGTTATAATATTGATAGTTGCAACTCTTTCGAAACTAATTTTATTAAATGTGGCATTCATAATGAACTCGATTCTAAATCCAGTTTACTTCGTGATTCAACCTCTATTTTGAACAATATAAAAGATTATTTTAATAACCTTATTGCTAAAAGCGAGAAAAAAAGTAATTCTACGGAACTCGTAAAATATCATATTACAGAAAAATATAGTTATTGTCTTATTTGCACCAGTCGCCGCGCTAAGTTGCTTAATGAAATGCTGCCTTCTGAAGAATCTGTTGTTTTTTTTCACAATTCAAATTATAAACTTAAAGTTAAAAAAAATCTTTTTGAATTTAAAAAACAATCGGCAACAAACGTCCATATTTCTGATTACCAAATTGATAAAATTTGTAGCAATATTTATAATGTTAATTGCGCAATGAAAGATATTGTGTCAATTGTTTATCAACAATTTATTAAAAATTTTCAACAATTTAAATATCAACTGGACCAAATTGCAGACTTTGTTACCTATTTAGATGTTATATATAATAAAGCAATTGTTGCCAATAAATATAACTATTGTAGACCTATTATTGATACTAACGCTGAAAAATCTTTCGTTAATGCTTCCAATTTGCGTCACTGTATTATAGAACAAATACAACAAGATGAAGAACTTTACGTTTCTAATGATATAACTTTGGGTTCTGGTTCTTCTTCTAATGTTGATGGTATGCTACTTTACGGCACAAATGCTGTCGGAAAAACGAGTCTTATTCGTTCCCTCGGTATTGCTGTTGTTATGGCACAAGCTGGTCTTTTTGTTCCTTGCTCTAACTTCGTGTATAAACCATACGAATACATTTTTACTCGCATTTTAGGCAACGATAATATTTTTAAAGGGCTTTCTACTTTTGCTGTTGAAATGTCCGAATTACGCACCATTTTGCGTCTTTGTAATGAAAATAGTTTGATTTTAGGTGATGAATTATGCTCTGGAACTGAAATTGTTTCTGCGATTAGTATTTTTGTTGCTGGAATTCAACATCTTTCTACCGTCAAAAGTAGTTTCATTTTTGCTACGCATTTACACGAAATTGTTGATTATGATGAAATAAAAGAAATGCTGAAAAATAATTTGGTTCTAAAACATTTGGAAGTGGTTTATAATAAAGAACAAGATTTGCTTATTTATGACCGCAAATTGAAAGACGGACCTGGCAACAGTTTGTATGGGTTGGAAGTGTGTAAATCTCTTTCTTTGGCTGACGATTTTATTGAATGTGCGTATAAAATTAGAAACAAATATCATAATGTAGAACACGGTGAATATAAAAAATCACACTTTAATGCTAAAAAAATTGTATCAATGTGCGAACAATGTGGAAACAAAATCGCAACCGAAGTTCATCATTTACAGCATCAACAAGAAGCAAACGAGAAAGGAATTATTACGAAAAATAATATGACTTTTCATAAAAATAAAAAGGCCAATTTAGCTTCATTGTGCGACGAATGCCACGACAATTTTCATAAAACTGGTAAACAACATAAAAAAGTTAAAACTTCTAAAGGAAGTCAATTGGTGGAAGTTTAAGAATTCTGGCGAAATGAAAATATCTCTGTTGTACTGCCTGAATTTTTTCTTATATAGTCTGAACCGTCAATAATAAATCTTAGATATCCACTATCAATATCGGATGCTTGTGTATTTTTTATATCTACTATACTTGATGTGGATGAAGTTTCAATAGTTACCTGGTTACCACTTATCAATATTATATTATTACTATTGTATCTCATTTGAATAAAATTTGCTTGATAAAATATTTCAATATTTAGTCGTTCATCTTGAAAAAAAGTCATATCAAATGTAACTTGTTTAGATTTATTATGAATAATATAACTTTTATAGTCACTTGATGTATTTTTCTTCCTAGTCCCCAATTGGTAAAATAAATTCACTAAATTGTTGCCATTTAAATCGACAATCTTGTTCAAGTCAGAAGCATCAATACGATTAGGGTCGTCTTCATAATTTTCTTGAATATATCCTTCAGAATCGTAACCAATATAGCGGTCTATTAAATCTCTTTTGACACCATTGTCGTCTATATATTTGATGCCAGTATTTTGCGTCAATACAACCGCTTCGTCTGCTTGATATTCTGACGAATTCGCATTATAATCTGTTATTTTTAAAAATATGTCGTCTAAATCTTTTTCTTCATTTCCGATTTTTATTTTTAGTCCTAGTGGCATTTATATTGTATATATATTTGTATTATTTTTCGCTTATGTTTTGAAGGTTATTTATGAAAAAAAGTATTTTGTTGTTGCATTGTATATTGTATTTGGTTTTTGAGTTATTTGTTTTGGGTTGAAGATTAAACTATTTTTATCCAAGTTATATTGAATTTATTTCGTATTTTTTTTATTTTTTTTATCATTTTATTATAAATAGTATGTCTGTTAACTTAACTAATTCCCACATTTTATATAAACAAAATACTTTTTCAAACAATGTCCAATCTACTTCATTTGCAAAAATAATAACTTTTAATTTCAGTCAATTAGAGAACGGATTATATGAACTAGTAGTCTATAAACTTAATTCTCCACTTTTTATGACTGTTTATATACATAAATCCTCAACCAATTATTTATATAAAATAATACAAATTTATGGGTTTAATGCAAGTTTACCGGATGAACCTGAACCTGTTTCTACTGATTATATTCAAATTAATGCCATAACAGCAGAACAAATATATTACACTCTGAGAAAACTGTAAAAAAAATGAAACAAATTGAAAGTAAATAAATATAAATATAAGTTTCTAAAGTATTATATAATAGTAAAATGATTATTCCCGTCAAATGTTTTACTTGTGGCAATGTAATTGCTGACAAATATCGTTATTATTTAGAAGAAGTGCGTAAAATGAAGATGAGTAAAGTTGCCAATGGAGAGCCAATGGATATTGAAAAGGTGATGTATTTAACAAAAGAAAATCACGAAAAGACCCCCGAAGGTATTGTGTTGGATAGATTAGGTATGACACGTTCGTGTTGTCGTCGTCACTTTCTTACCCATGTTGACATTGAATAAGTTTAATAAATAATATATAAATTAATATGCGGAGTAAAATAAAATATGTGCTAAATATATATCCCAATGGCGTCTACAAAAAAGAGAAATTACAGGAAAAAATCGCTTTCTAAAAAAATGAAAACTAGAATAAGAACAAGAACAAAAATTCCTAAATATAATAAAAGAAAAATCAAAAGTCAAAAAAGAAAAACAAGAAAACTTTATAAAATGAAAAGATGTAACAAACAAAAGGGAGGCATAAGTGCGACAAATTTAGTAAGCCATAGTTTGCTAAATGCGGCCAGATTTGTTCCTCATACGATTTCAAATGCTTATAATGGTTTAGTAGGAAATGAGACAACCACAAGTTTTTTACCTTGGACCGGACATTATGCTTAAATATTTTCTTTTAACCAAAACAACTTAAAAATACGATATTTAAGTATAATATTATATATTTCATTATAATGGGTCTGAAAGAAAAAAGTGAGCGATTAAGAGAAGTGATAAATTTAATCAAAAAATTGAACGATTTAGGACTGAATGGAAATTACGAAGAGATAAAAGAGTTTCACGCATTATTGAAACAATATGTAAAGGACGGAATATATAAAAAGGGTAAAATAAATGTAAATGGAACGAAAAGACAAATAAATTATACTCTACCAGAAAAAGAAGGAAATGAAATATCTGTATTTTTGAAATATAAAGAAAATATATAAATATAAACCCACAATTTGAATTTTATTTTAGCAATACAATATATAGTAAAAATTATGGACATGTCAAATTTATGTAAACCTTCTCAATATTACTTTTTATTTTCCGTTGTAGGACTTTTATTAATGATTACATTTAATATCATAACTGGTGCCAGATGTGGAACGGTTACAAACACATTTACCTTTGTAACGCAACTTTTTTACATTTTATTTTGGAGTTGGCTTTTAAACAAAATATGTGAGAAAGGGTATTCAAAGTTTTCTTGGTTTCTCTTTTTGATGCCGATTGTGACATCTAGTGTTGTTATATCAATTATAGCATTGTCTATGGTGTTTGGTGAAGATATTTACCAACAAATAGAAAAAGAAAAGGCAAAAGAATTAGCGGAAGATGATGACCGAAAAAAGGAATCAATGATTATAATGTAATCACGATTAGGATTCATTTTTATTTTATAAATTAGTGTTTTATAAAATAGCATACAAATAAAGAGCTCAATAAAAAAAATGAAATGTATTTATAAAAAATAACCCCATCATAAGATATTTATGTGATAACATTCACAATACGAAAATGAGCACTCAAGAGTCCTACGAGTCTAACATGAGAGTTATTGTTCATTTATGCAATATTCTCCGAGACAATTATGGTACTATACAGCCAGAAGATTTTTACACACTTTCGGGGCAGATTACAGGACTATTGAGGCACACGTGTGGATTGCTGCCTCCGAACAACGAAGAACCTAGAATGGAACCAGAACCAACCATTTATAATACTCCATCTCCAACGCAGCAATATGAAGACCTCAACACAGTTCAGTACAATCCGTCGCAGGATAATGTTACCATGACAAGAGGAACGAGTGTAATTGATTTGACGCTTGAAAATGATTCATTGGAAGAACTAAACTATAATGTTGATGCGGATGATTCGTCGACTTATGTTATTAATGAAACCAGTGCGGATTATCAGGATTATATTAGTTCCAAGGTGAAACCCAAATTGACTACCAAGTGCTTTACCAAGAAGGAAGGTCGGGAAAAGATTTGCGAATGCATAGTTTGTGGCGAGAATTACAATCTTCACCAAGTATTAACACTTGGTTGTGGACACGAATATTGCCAAACATGCTTATGCTCTCACTTTCATCATAGTGTGGAAAATCAACCATACAAGCGTTTTTATTCGTGCCCGACTTGTCGTGATGATGTAAAACAGGTAAGAGTTAATTACTCAAAAATTAATGCGAAAGACAAGAAAGAAATTTTGGCGAGTATGTTGGCAACTCAACTGAAAATTTGGTGTAAATAAACAGGTAAGTAAAGGTTTCCAATAAGGATTGTAATGTATCTCCATAAGGAGAACCCCTTTTTTATTGAATACACCCAATGACGTATAAATATGTGTAGTGTCTTTTCTAAAGTTCTTTAAAGGATGCGGTTTAAAAGAACTTATATAATTTATTTCTTTTTTAAAAAAATAAATAATATAAAAAAGAACTTAAAGAACAAAATATTAGTTAATTTTATAATTCACAAATTTCATCAATATCCAACCCATTTCCAATAATTTTTTTACTCGTTTC